GTTGTTCTCCTGAGCTGCTAGGTGATGCTGCTTGAGAAGCATGTTGCCTATGCTTGCGGCTTCCTCGTTGATCTCGTATCCTCGAAACTCACACTCACGGTTGAGAGCTCCGAGTCCAATAGAACCACTCCCCGCAAAGGGATCGAGTACCCTACCCCCTGAGAGTGTAACCATCGAGACAACTTCAGTGCAAAGGTCGGCTGGCATTTGCATACTATAGTCACGCTCTGTCCCGACGAGGGAGTCATAGATAAAGACATTGTTCCTCCCTTGCTTCATGAGAAATGCACCGCCCTTCGATGCAAAGATCATAGCCTCGGCAGCGACGATCATACCCTTGCGTGGATCTCCAATCATACCCTGAGTCTTGTTAGGCTTGACCCAGAAGGCAGGTACGAGGGTGACATACGAGAAGCCAGCCTCCTCTAACCAGAAGTTCAGGCCCATCGAGTCGAAGAACATCTTCTTAAAGTCCTTCATCCTCGCCAGACCAGCCAGCTTCTTGTACAGTGCCAGTTGTGCATTGGAGTATGTGATCTTCCTTACATCGAACCAGGCTACGAACCAACTGTCGTCCTTGAGGACACGGAAGGACTCGATGATTACCTTCTGCACCGTGTCGATGATAAGCTGCTCGTCGTCCTCATAGGGCTTGAGTCCACCTTTGAACTCGAGGTCCACGCCGAAGGGCAGGTTCGTGACGATGGCGTCGTAGCTCTCGTCCTCCTCTGCCTGGATCAGCTCGGCTGCATCTCCTATGATAATCTCGGCACGGAGGGAGGGTGTCAAGCCCTTCGCTCTCCGCTCGATGTCCTTCTTCTTACTCGCCAGTTTCTTCTTGACGTCTAGTTTCTGAAGGGCACCACGCAGGGTTTTCTCTGTCTTGAGTTCAGGGTTGAGCTTCACCTCATCACGTAGCTGGACCGACTGAGAGATGGTGCCAAGTGCCTCACCTGTCAGGTCGGCGGTACTACGCATGGACCAGGTTGGATCCTGATTGCAACGCAGCTCGTGTATCTCAGCGATAGCTTCGGCCTTCTCCCACCACTCTAGATCTGTGCGCCGTATGTTTTCCTCCAACTCGATCTCCTTGAGGGTGATCTCGTCGGTCTCATCCAGCATGGTGTAGGGTATCTGATCCCACCTCAGGTACATCATACCCTGAAGGCGGGTAAAGCCAGCCACCAACTGGAGCTTACCCTTCTCTGAACCAGGTGACATGACCGGCGGAGCGAACAGGCCGAACTTGTCGATGGATGCAGCCATCTCCTCAACTTGGAGAGGGGTTAGGATCTTACGTTGTCGTGGCTTGATTTCAATATCGGAGGGACTGACAGTTTGAGGCATTAGTACTCCACTTTGGATATGATCTTGCGGGGTTGAGTTATGTAGAAGAGAGCGGGTTCGTCATCCTCGTTCAGAAAGATATACATGTGGACTGGTACGTAGGTGAGATCGTACGAGGGGTTGGCCATGTCTCCTATCTGCCAGTCAACCACATCAGAGCAGTTGAATGAGACGGATTCATTTGTCTTGGTGTCCTTCACAGCCATCATGCTGTCTGGACCCCCTCTCCGAAACTTAGACACTTCTTCCTTGACCACTGGCTCTACCTCAACTTCGACCCATATTCCTTCTAGGCTCTCATCTGGCAGACGCAGTATGATCTCGAAGACATCGTAATAGCTGGTGGGTAAGACGATCCCCTCCTCCTCAATCAACACGAAGTCGCCCACCGATATGCGTTCCTTAACCTTAGGTCCAAAGCCTACGATCCAACCAGAGGTCGGGTATACTTCCGCAGCTTCGAGAGGAACGTGGAGATTACCGATCATTGAGTCGTTTGCGTTGCACTCGATCAGCACGTACTCGCCCATCATCTGAAGGGTATCAGCACGACGGTTGAGGTCCTCCGCTATCTGAACAGGTTTCTCTAACATGTCAACCGAGAAGGAGGGAGATGGTTACGCCTTGCGAGCCGTGGACTTGATGCCCGAACGAATGTCACCCGATCCTTTGGGGTACTCCTCGTTCTTGATGTTGATGGTCAGCTCGGCACCGATCAACTCGTCGGTGTCAAAGGCGAGATCCTCCATGTCGTCAACATCATAGTCCAGGTCGAGGCACTTGTTGATGAAGTCAACGAAGATCCCTGCTCCCTTACCCTCGATGGGCAAGTTGTTGTAGAACGTACGTCCTTCGTACTCGCCGTCGGAGATCGACAGCTTGACAGAGACATACTGAGCCTTCGGTCCCTGCGTTACTTCACCCACTTCCAATACGGTAGCAGGATACGCACCTTCCTCAATCGGCTTAAGACTCTCAGCCTCTGTGAGGTTAAGGTTGATACTGGGCATGAAGCCGCTCCTTGATAATAAGTTTAAGGTATCCTTCGAGGCCGTATACTCCTATATCATCGTTGAGTCTGCTACCTCCTCTTGAATGAGAGCCTTGGCACCAGCGACACCATGAGAAGCGGTCCACAACTTCTCGGGATCAACCTTGTAGAACTCAGCCACTTGATTCCTGATCTCGTCGAAGTCTGCCCCTACCTCATGCTCAAGGCAGCCTAGTCTAGACCTACACTTCCTCATCGGATCAGGCTGAGTCTGGAAGACACCATAACTCTTGGCGGCAGGTCCCTTCACCCTCGAGTACCACACCTCGTCGAAGTCCTTAGGTATGTCCTGTCTTAGTCCTCCGATGAGCGCGGGTTCTAGGCCTAGCAGGTTACCCTTCTTGTCTGTGTTCTGGTACTCATGACAGATGAGGACGATGTTCTTACCTGTGCCATAGCAGAGCTTCATGAACTTCTTGAACAGGATGCCTGCTGCACCATAGTCCTGAATCATCCGAGGGGTGAGTCCCTTCTTCTTTCTCTTGGACCAACTCTGACTCAGACCTAGGCGATCCGTCTCCTTCAATGCCTTAATCATGGTACCCTCAGTTAGACTGGTACCTGAGTCAATGATGAGTGTGTCCCACATCTGATCGTATGGCTTGTCCCACTCGGAGGGGTCCATATCCTCCTCCTCAAGCCACTCTTCGATCTTATCAGTAGCGAGGTCAAAGACTTCATTCTTACTTTCGTCCATCGTAGCCGGGGGAAGGATAGTCTCATACACTATGTCCTCCAACTTCCGATCCAACACCCCTGCTAGTATAGCCCACTCAACTGACTGCAACCCATCATCGAAGTCAAGTGTCCTTGTCCGTGGTAGGTGATGGGCGTTCACTGTTTTCCATGTACCGAATGGGCCGTAGATCAATAGGTTCAGTCGTTTGAATCTGCCTCCACTCAACCCACTCTCAGCCAGTGTGGTAGTCATATCCACATACTCAGGCTTTCAGAGATTGCTCCTGCGATTCGTCCCTTAGCATAAGCCTCTGGCTTTGAACTCCAGTCTTGAGCGAGGTGCTCAGTCAAGTCTCGGATGAGAGTGAGGTATGCCTCTCGATGTCTAATCTGTTCGTTTAAGAAGGGAGGCAAAGTACTGGGGTATACCTCAGCGGGCTCCATTGGCAGTTTGCCCGGCACGTCGGTGGGTATCGCCTTTCCCTTTGGTTCTATAGGTGTCACTGGTCTGTCTCCTCGGTTGCCCCAGCTACAGAGCTTGGATCCCAACGACTCACCTCGAAATTGTCACGTAGCTCGAGTAGTCGACCTTCACCACGGGGGTTGAGCGAGTGGACGGTGAAGAACCTACACTTACCATACCTTGTGCAGTCACCCCAGTTCTTATCCCACATCTCTGGCTCGTACAAGTGGTCGTCGAGCAACTGTCGAATCCGTCCCACTATACGGGTGACGTTACGTTGCCACTCTGCCAAGCGGAAGTCGTCGTATCGGAAGGTGCGTTCAAAGAACTCGAACTTCTTGGACACAGTGTACATCACATCGACTGTGATCTCCTTCACATCATCAGTCATCATTTGGTCAGACGACCACACGTACCCGGGGAACTGAAAAGAGATCTCGAACTGATCAAAGTAAGTCGGACCCATCGCTTTGGTAGTCTTATAGTCCCAGACTCGAATCTTTCCGTTACGTCTGACTCGTCGTATAGAGTCAATTCGTCCGCACCATCGAAGTCCAGAGGCCTCGTCGAGTACATCAAAGTACTGCTCGTTCCTAAGGATGTCATAGTCTGCTTCCTTATGCAGCCATACCTCTGCGTATGCGAAGAACTGCTCGATCATCCTATCCTTCGAGCGCTTCATCTTATCTACATCGGGTGTCAGGTAGGCTGGATAGCTCTTATCCAAAGCCTCAAGACCAGCAACCATCCTCTCCTTCATCGTCCCACCCTGTGCCTCCATGAACGCGAACATCGTCTCATGCCAGCAGGTGCCCCAATCCAGGTTACCGTCCTTAGTGGGGTCCTTACGTGATGGACGTAGCCCGAGCACGTAGCGTAGGTAGAACTTGGAGGGACAGTCCATGAAGGTACTCAGCATGGACGCGTCGATTACTGGAGGGGCCTTCGGTACTAGGTCGAACCGTTCGAGTAGCTCTCTCGGTCCTGTACTCACGACATTAAGTTCAGTCATGAGGTGTTCAACGAATGAACGACTATGATGCACACGTAATTTCGGTAGTACATACTGCCTCCGCAACGATGGAGTTATGTGGTAGTAGCTACCCCCGGCCTGAGGATGCGCAAGCTGCCGCCAGCTACTTCGGCTTTCTCAGTTCATGCCACTGACATGCTGAGACGGGAGTGCTGTCTACTTCTTCTTGGTCTTTCGAGGTTTGCGCTTGACCTTCGTCGTGTGCTTAGGCACCGCGCTTCACTATGGTCACTCCAATACGTGGAGATGAAGGCTGACCCTCACTACCGGGAGGTAGCTTACCTGTCTTGGGTGCGGTACCTCTCGCCGAACGCCGTTCTGACATCGACGGCACTGGCTTGGTGGGATGCTGGGGCATTAGCTTGCCATCCTTTCTATGGATCGGAGGGATGCAGCACGAGCATACTCACTCTGTGGAGGTAGCTCGCCTTCGGTGAGAACATGACGTAGGTTATCGAAACACTGGTGCATGAACTTCTGCTTGAAGCCACGGCCAAACTCCTCATTGACCCAGTCCCCAAGATCCTTCGGTAGTCGTGCAGTTACAACAACCGCTTCATCTTCCATCTTACCTCTCGACATGCGCTTGCAGAATGTTAGCCAGGTTTTCTCTCTCGACAGTAGAGATGAGGTACTCTCTCTTCTTTGCGTCCCAGAGAGCCAACTTACACGTCGGCCACATTTGTAGCCACATAGTTAAAGCAAGCGCGTTCACTATAGGAGTCCCGCTTATCAGCAGGTAGTCACCCTCCCTTGCAAACGACGCTATTCCACGGCCTATGTGCCACGTCAGGCGGTCAACTCGGAGGGGGTTAATGTCTCCGAGACTAAGTGACTTGATCTGTACGTCGTCGCCTAGTTTTTCCTTGATCTTATGATAAGGGTGACCTGCCTCGTTAGCAACCCAGACAGTGACGGCTTCCTTTTGGTCCTCATTCACTTTCGCCCTCGGTTGGGGGGATTTGGTGGTCTATTGAATATAACATCCAGATAGCTATCGGGTCAACCCCTCTGGACCATGTTCACTTGCGATCCCGGTACTTCCTCCTCTGTCGTACTCTCTTAGGCATGGCAGGGAATCTCTTAGCAGAGGTACAATCATCGGGGTTTCTACCTGGAGTCTCTCGCTTCATCCATTCATAGCACTCCTTGCTTAGCTTGGACATGACAGCGTTAGCCTGAGACCACGTGTAGTCTATGAAGGATGTCTTACGCCGCTTCTTCTTATCCCTAGCGATCATATCATCGTAGATCAGATGGATCTCGCAGTGATGGAAGGCGCAGAGGATCTCTACATCTCGAGGATCGAAGGACTCATACCTCTCACACATAGCCTTGTATCTTTTCGTCTTGACCTTGTCAGGGTGCTTGGCATAGGCTCGGACGAACATAGTCTCACACCTACGATGATGCCGAGCCGTTGCTTCCATCCTCCTTGTACACCCAGGCTTACGACACCCTACCTCCTTAGTCTTGAGGTTGATCTTTGGCATACCATGTACCCTCCCTGCGTATCTTGTTGACTTGTCGGGACAGGCCAAGCCTCTGCCTGTTACGAATGAGCATGTTCTGACACCTCTTGCACTCTATCTCCTTGAGCACCGTGGTCATGGTGATCTTACTGACGTTAGAGATACCACACAGTGGTTGCCATATGGTCTGGCCTAGGTGAGTGACCGAACGGAACAGTCGCTGTGCGTAGTGGACACGTAGGCTACTCATCGTTCTCTAGTATGACGAAGCCCTCTTGCCACAGTATCATAGCTAGCCGTTGGGCCTCGTCCTCCAAGTCGATGTGCTTGATCTGCTTGAACCGAGCGAGGACAACCAGCGCATCCTCCTTAGTAGGCTCACGGATAGTCTGCCCCATCCCTATGTCCATGGGCTCAGACATTATGCACCTTGGTAGGTACCTCTCGTATACCCCAGCCCTTGGGCCAGTCGTACACTATCGTAGGGGCTGCGGTGTACGGGCCATGTCCCTCAAGAGGCTCTCGCTCGATGGTGATAGGTACGATTACCTTCTTGCCACACCAGCAGCAGTACACCTCGACACTCATCCCTATCCCTTGCTTGTTCTCATCAGTACGGTGGGCACAGTGGTAGTCACACCTCGGCCTCACCGTGTCGTTGCCCAGCTCAGCCATGGAACAGGTGGAACACCAAGCGTCCCCCCTCCATCTGAAACGTGTCGACGTAATCCTCAATCTCCAAATCATTAGCGAGATGGCCAGTCCCTCTCATCTTGAACTCACGAGGAACCATAGGAGCATCCTCATCTACCAATGCCCAGATCCACGGCGAGCCGTGTTGCATCTGACAAGCCAAGACCTCTGCTCCCTTAGGCATCATAATCTCGATTTCATTCTGGACTGGGATCGAGTACTTATAGATCCGTCTCATCTGCCTTCTCCTTTAGCTTAGCCTCATACGCTCTCTCCCATTTCTCGTCGTTGAGCTGGTCAGCGCGGTCAGCATAGTCATCACGTAACTTCTCATCAGCTGCCTCGCTTGCCTCATCATCACTCATCTCAGGATGCTCAGCCTGGATGCGCTCGAATCTCTCGAACCATGCGTCACTACCCATGAGCCTCTCCACATAAGGGACACACGTCTGCACCGCCGAAGAATACAACAGGGCAGGGGTCCCGTTCAAAGAAGATACGGAATCTCTTGAAGTCTTTGTCTGGTATGACTACGATGGCACGTACCTCGTGTACCTTGGGCCTGCGTACATCGAGTACCATACCTACTAGGTGTTCCACCCCTTCGGGTGAGTTGGCCCATACGTTGGTATCAGTAGCGTAGCTGCCTGTCTTGGGCATCACTATGTCAACGGTATCGTCGGACACCCAGTCATTCCACAAGTTACCCTTCATACCTTGCGATACCACCGATGGGACGAGTGACCTGCCTCCAAGCGAGAGGTGATCAGTCCCTTATCCTCCATGTCTCGTAACGTATAGTAGGATTTCTTGGGCGTGAGAGGTGAGCCTATCATAGTCATCAGCTCAAACCTATTCAGCCTCTCATGTCTCACCAGTGCATCAAGGACGAACTGTTCTGCCTCACTCATACTACCTCCTAGTTCATAGTGGGATCAAAGGACTCGAACAATTCAGTAGGTGGTGAGTGCCCGACTACCTTGAAGATCAGTTCACTGATAGTCTGGATCGCCATGATCTCACCCTCAGCAGCAGTGACCCTCTCTAACCTACCGAGTACAACCCCAAGGTGGTCAGCTAGAGAGTGGAGGGATGCTATTACATACCTCATTTCCTCTAGCTTACCGGGGAAGCAGCCCCCGTTGTCATCGTCTGCCCCATCCACTGCCATGTGGACAGTTTGCTGGATCAGTCGAAGGATCTCTCGCTTCCTCAAGACTAGGTATTTCTTAGTACACATGGCGCATTACTCCCCTAAGTGTAATAGAGGGGCCGGGACTCGAACCCGGAGGCTATCGCTTTGGGATGTAGCCGCCTCCCGAAGTTCCAACGTCGTCTGTGCAGCAGAATCGCACGTTGGCCCCCCTCGGGCACCCTCAGTTGTTCACACGTTGAACGAGTGGGTGGGTATGACTGCCCGGTTGTTCAGGCCGGCAAGCAAGGAGTAGAATACTTGTGCGCGGAGCAGCAGCCACCCCACCTCGTTATTTTTCTATGACCTTGTAGTGTATGAGTAGCTCCATGTCATGCTCTACCCCTCGGGGACTGTTGTGTGTGAAGTGATAGAACTTCTCATCCACCACCGAGGCATCAAGATGGAACGTTTCATCACAGTAGACACACCCTACTGTACACCCAAGAGCATTGGTACTCATGATCTGAAGTGTGCGGTGCTTACACGATTTGAATGGAGTGAAGATGGTATGCTCAGGAGTGGGCTCGGTCATTGTTCTTTGTGGTTGAGGGAGTGGACGAAGTTAGCGTACTCGCTGTGAGACAGGGCTCGTTCCAAGTACGAAACTTGCTGCATAATTTGAGACTTAACCCGCACTATACGTTGGGCTTGTTCATGCACAGCTATCATGTCGAAGGCAGCTACCGCAGTGAGTATGTGATCTGCCATGTCGAAGGGGTTGCGATACTTCAACACATACTTACGCCCGATACTGATTTCGAACCTGTTTATATTGTAGTCACCCCCCTTAGGTAGCTCCTTGTAGACTTTGATTATTCTACGAGGGCTAATAGGGATGAGCCTCTCCCTTGCTCTATGCCGTAGTATTTTTACGACGAGAGGAGTTAGATCTCTCCTTGCCATCTGCCGTACTCCTGTGGTGGATAGTGGTACGACCTGAGGTGTGAACAGTAACCTTGGCCGTCTGAAGGTGATGCCCCTTGATCCTTCGCCAGTCAACCAACTCACCGGCTTTGAAGTTGGGCTTGAACCCTGCCTCACGTAGCTGCGTGACGGCAGCCTGTAGCGTGAGCTTGGGCGTCTTGCTGTTTCGGTGCACTATGCCTCCTTAGGGTAGCGCTCGTAGTAAGCCTTCAACTGCTTGTCGTTCAGTAGAGCAAGCTGAGCTTGAAGGATAGCCTCGAGTATCGTACGTACCTGCATGTGAGTCAGACTCATGAGCCTAACACTATCAAGATGATCATGAAGAACAGCACCAGTAGTAGGGCTGTTGACTCCATCACGAAGTTGTTGTGTCGTCGTCTCATCTAGTCCTCCTCAGTAGTGAACAGTTGGTAGCACGTCCCGCTATCGAAGATGAAGATGTTGCCACGTATCCATATCATAGTCCCGAACGCAGGGGACGAGAACAGGGTGACACGTTCCTGATCGGGCTGAGTGAGTGCGTCTGCCTCAGCCTGGCTTAGCTTGCGCTTGCGTAGTACTTTCATCAGAAGTCCTGTCCTTTGCAGAGCATCGACCACTGTTCCTTAGAGAATGTGCGCTTGAAGTAGTCCCGTTGCTCTTGGGTCATGTGCATGATCGCTTGATAGATGAAGTCACCCATGCTAAGAGGGGCATTGACTTCCGATCTCTCTTTCAACTCATCGAACATCTTGTCAGATACCCGCACCAGTTTACTCATCGTCGTAGTATTCCTTCGGGTGCCGGTTAGGTGAGAGACAAAGGAACAAGTGAAGGGGTCCAACGCAGAAGGAGAACCCGTGTTGCTCGAAGTCTATGACCAAGGCTAGGCCCATCAGACTCCACGAAAATCCCCAGGTTATCATATGTCTAGTCCGTGGTCACGTAGGAATTGTCTCTGTTCATCAGTCCAGTCCCAATCCTTCCACTCATCCATGTTAGGCACCGAGGTATCGGGATAGAACTTCTTGAACACCTTGAAGAAGGGCTTCTCGTCGGGGACATAGAGCCTCCCAACGTTGATGATCTGATCTACCTGCTTCTGAGTTATCATGCGTAGGTCACCCCGCCGCAGTGGGGACAGATTGGACTCTGACTAGTCCCATCCACGTTGTGAAGGATCTCATTGCATGAGGCACACGACGTACGGAATGGACGAGCTGGGTCATGAGGTGACCACCGAGGACACCCATCCCTAGGGTGATCTTCCTTAGGGTGACCACAATGCAGGCACTCAATCATCTTCGTGCTTCCTCTCCCATTCGATCCCGTTGAGCATGAAGGAGCGGAGTGCATCTATCTGGCCGTTGAGTCGTTCCAACTCAGAGCAGACAAACACGTCGGAGGGGTGAGCGTCGGGCTCCAAGAGAGGATAGGTATCTCGCCCGACCATGCAGTCCATCGAGTTGAGTATCCCAGTGCGGGCATCGCTAAGATGCTTAGTGATTTCGGTATAGGTGCTGAACCTGTTGATCATTTGACTGTCCCCCTCAAGATGACGCCATCTTTAATGACACATGAGGCGTACCATGAGTGGGCCTTCGGATAGTGGGGGCCTTCGAGGTCACCAACACCGTCGATGCAAGGGGCACCAAGTCCTGGCTCAAAGCAGGTGACACGTTGGCCAGATTCGACCGCCTCTTTGAGTGCCTTCTTGGTGGGGAAATTAGTGTGCGTGTACATCTTCTACTCCTAGTCGAGAGAACAGTTCGCGGGCGCATTTGCCCATATATGAATATAAACCCGAGTAGGGGTAGTACGCAAGGGGTCTGGAACAAGTCCCCGGATCGCCCGCAGTGGCAAGGCCAGCCTCTCAGCAGCCCACTTACTAGTGCACTAGGTGTCGCCGCCTTTTGATTGGGCAGTGACTCCATCTGCGGTAATCCAAGGTGTTCATGCGTTGAACGAGGGGGGATGGGCAGTTTTGATGACAGTCATACCCAGGACTGCGCTCACCCTGGGGGAGCTAAGCCTCGGCTTCCACCCTCATGCCAGCCGACCTCAGGAAGGCCAACTGTTCCTCGGTGAAGGCCTGCTCCGAAGCTTCCTCCGCACTGAGCGAGGGAGATACGAAGCCGCCGCTGCGCGCACCGTACTTGTACGCATCGACGTATGCCTGGACAGCAGCCTCGCCCTGTTCCAACCGAGCGCGAGCACCAGCCTGACACTTGACGATGAGAGCCTGAAGTGCGAGTTCATGCACGTCCTCTTCGGGCTTCATCACGATGTTTCCCCAACGTGGGTCTTCGAGGTTGTCGGGTACCTCTTTGGATACCTCGACTGAGTCCCCGCCACGCTTGGAAACGTTGAAGGTTGCGGTTGCCACGATACATACTCTCCTGTTTGTGGGCCAGGTTCATCGTCACCCGTACCCGGTAAGTGGAACCATGTTGGTCCCTTGTAACATCATAATAACCCTAGTTGGCACCATTGTCAACCCTCTGGAGTCATGTCCCCGGATGTCTCAAAGGACTTCAACATACTGAACCCAGTGGGCTTCTTACTGGCCGTCCGAGAGACAGCATACTCCACGCTCCCGTCTTCATACTCATCTCCGATCCACCCTGGTTCATCAGGGTTAGCCATCAAGTCAAAGCCTATCTCATTGAGTGCTAGCTGCCACTCCGCCAGGTCAAACTCACTGGTTGGGGTGAAGCGAACGAGATCCATCAGACCCTCGAACTGCTTGAGCCTGTCGATGGCGTCGTACTCGTTGGCTCGAGCGGGCTTGAGACTACGAAGATCAAGTGGGCCATGCACTGGCTTGACCACGATAGCCATGATCTTCCAGTCCTCACACACCTGCACCATCTCCCTTAGTCCATCGAAGTCACCGTTGCACTCTGTCTTGAGCACACTCGATGCTCGAAGGATACGGTTGAGCTGGTACTTGAGCTTGTTCATCTGCTCGGGGTTAGGACAGTCGAACCGAATGGACTCGCCCTTGTCAATGGTCGAGGCAATCATTTCGAGTGTGGTCTTGAACTCCTCAACTAGACCAGTGCGTATGTGATAGCCCATGCTACACCTGGATGGTGAGCAGGTGGCCCATGCCTGCATCATGCATCTCATTCCACACCTCGGACCCCTCCACTATCGAGAAGATAGTACCCATGGCCTGGAATACCTTGAGTAGATCCTCAGGCGTGGCTATGTCCTTGAGATCCAAGCTATACATGGTCTGCACCTTGATCTTGATTGAACCATCTCCTTCGGCCGTCGCTCCGTCCATCTCACTTCTCCTGTGGTAGTGTGACACCCATGTACTCGATGCCTCCGTCCCGCTCGATAGCGGTGAGTTGCTCGATCATGAAGGATACTATTTCACCTGTCTCTTGATCCATGAAGTTGAACACAGCAGGGTGATCCTCGGGGAAGTCACGGTACATGTAAGTGACAACACGTGCCTCACTCCCGATACCTATGCGGTACTGTCTGTTATGCTCAAGTGCTGTGTACATCGCTTAGCTTTTGCACGTTGAAGATCTTATGGTATCGCTTGGGTGGTGGGCTCATGCCTACACAGTACACACACTGCTGCTCTCGACACAGCTCAGCCGAGAACTCATCCATGCAGACCCACATTGGCTTGCACCTGCATGGGTCTATGATGTTGGCTTGATACTTACCGCACCTCATGCAGAAGATGCGATAGATGTGCCGCATCCTTGACATGAGCTTGCCCCGCATAGACATGTTCATAGCGTATAGGTATGAGAGGTCATGTCTCAAGTGGAGGATGGGTAACTCGTTCATCCGGTGAACAACTATCCTCCTTCAGCTCAATGGTGTACTTAACCTTCGGCACTATGGTGCGTAGGATCTGTTGAAGCAGGGCATGTAGGTGGGCGTGGTCAAGGTCATCATCATGTAGTACCTTGCGATAGGCATACGCACCGTTGGTGAACACCTGTACCTTGATCACGGTTGATGCACCACGTCAGCATCACCCTCATTGTCACCGCCTGCGTCCACATCAGCCCCGATCATGCGACTATCACCATCATAGAACGGTGACTCCTGTATGCCGCGATGCGGCTTGCGGTAAGCGTCGGTCAGCACTCCAACATCACACTGAGGGCAGAAGTCCATAAGCTCCGCTGCTGCCACGATGAGGGCAGGTGAGGTGTAGCTACCTAATGCGAACGAGGCAGACTGGAAGTAGAACATCTCCCTCGTATCACCTAGCTCCCATTGGTTAGCACATGTCTGGCAGTAGATGAACTCACTACTGTTGTCAAGTGTCATGGTCCCACTCCTTGTCAAGATGATCAGCGTGTACTATGAGGTCTGCTGCTAACTTCCGTGCGTCTGCAGGTAGCAGCTCAAACCAAGCAACTGATTCGGTGAACTCCATCACTACCTTAGTCTTTGTCAGGCCTAGCTCAAGGTTGGCAATGAAACTGTCAGACATAGTCCCTCGTTGGTTGTGCTTGTGTGTGAATATAACATCCAGATAGCATAGTACGCAAGCCCAGCCACGCATGTCCAGGCTGCCCACCACTGCCCACCAGACAACCATTGGCAGACCCATCCATCCAAGGGCTAGTGGGTGTGCTTAGGTAGAGAAGGGTCACACCTTAGTGTAAATAAAAAGTATATATACAAATATAGATAGCCCTCACGCCTCTCAACTTTCAGTTCCCTCTCACCGTGTGGAATACCCATCAGGCCAATGGTTGTCTGGCTGGCGGTGGCATCATGAACACCTCATTACTCCTCTTTGGGGGGTGAGCGGGGCGCGTTGAGCAAAGTATAAACAGCGCGCAGGGGGTGCCCTCACCCTCCGCTCCGATCAGAGGCTGGCAGTTGCCGATGTGCTCTATGTTGTGGTCCTACTCTAGCTCAGGCGCTTCATCTCCATGAACCACACGACGCCTTCGCTGAAGGTTGAGGCATAAGCCTCGCACTTCTTCCTATGGTTGAACACTGTAACCTTGAGGTTGTCTCGACTAGCGAAGTCACCTTCCCACCACGAGACGATTACCCATACCTCGATCAACTTGTCCATCGCTCCTCCTTGGGGCAGTTTAGTCACGTGCCCAGGTGGGTGTGTCTCCTAGCTGCGGAGACGATTGAGTAGGAACCTCTCGTCTATCAGGCGTACTACCTTCTCTCCTACTGCTTCTCTGAACAGGTCAGCTTCGAGCTTACTAAATCCCGAGTGCTCAGCCCATGCTCCTAGTTCATCAAAGATCTCGAAGGGAAGGGGGATCGTATCATCTACCATCAACTCGATGATATTATCCGCCTCATGGTGCCGTACCTCGATACCCTCAACGTTCAGGGCCAAGACACGACGCGCCTGAGATACTTTTACTCCTTTGTTCATACACTACTCCCTCTGTGAGTGAGAACGGTACTACATCGGGCTAGGACTGTTCGACCAGTCCCAACCCACCCAAGATGTGACATTGTGCGCAGGGCAGTTAAAGGTTAGAAGTTACTCGACGATCTGCTTACCGAACTTCTCCTCTATGAGCGCCATCTGGCTCTCACTGAAGTCCTGTTCGTCGAGTTCGCTCCGCGTAACGGTCTTGACATAGGCCGTTTCCTTCGAGCCATCCGCGACGTATGCCGCCGCATAGAGCTCTGCCGCAGGGATATCCTCCAACCGGTCCCGGCAACCCGGGGCGACCGCGATGGTGGCACTAGTTACAGCATGCCAGACCATGCGGGCAGTTGATCCGAACAGACCCACGATCAGGTCGAGTTCGTCAACATCAGTCGGAACCTCACGTTTGAAATCGTGAGAGATCCCATTCCGCGAACTACTCCAAGTGTGCATCCTAGACATATTTACTCCTAGATAGAGAAACAAGTAGGTGAGTAAAGATGCCCTACACACAATGTCACATCAGACGCGGGTCCCGGGGATTCCGCCCCGGTGGGTAGCGACCCACGACACCAACAACATATGCAATCGCCGTGCCAGAAATCCGCTTTCCTCGTAAGTCGTTGTCCCACATGGACTTACAGCGCTCACCTTAATCACATGGGTAGGCCAGTGTGTCCTAACCTAGTGACACCCAAATCGACTGCGATTACCATGTGACTGGCGTAAGTGCATGTGCCACAACGACTTACGTGGGTGTCACTACGATGGGACGGGGTGTCACCTACATGGTACAGCCAAAGTGGCATGAACACCTGCCATTATGGCATACTTCGTCGCACACACTGCGATTAAGGTAAGCGACACCCCGAGCTGCGATTAACATGAGAGGGTGCGGGACCACCTGCGATTAACATGAGCGGCCACCGGGGAGCTGCGATTAAGGTAAGAGGGTACCCCATAGCCCCCCATTGGTGCGCGTATCCCCCAGAATACCACTACAAACATGTCTAATTTTTTTAAGAATGACCCACTCTGTTGAGTGAGGTGTTCATCCGATGAACAAGTCGATGAACCAGCGGACGCGGGGACTCGGCTGTCGCCTCGCTGTTGCACAAGTCGTTCCGCTATCGACTGCTCCCGTCCCACCTAGACTTTTTCCTCCTCTCTTGACAAATGCACTGAAAAGGGTTATGATGGAAAGGTGTTCCTGATTTGACACAATCTGCTCAGTCATCACTGGAGAAGGTATGTCGGTCGATCTACTTCCCTTATTGAATGGTGAGAAGGAGTGGTCTCCGGAGAAATGGAGTCCTCGTCACCGTTTGATTGTTGCCCTGCATCTAGCAGGCGATAAGGGAAGGGAGATAGCTCAGAAGCTCGGGGTCTCTGAGTCCCACATCTCACTCATCCTCAATGATCCTAGGGCGATCTATGACATCGAGAATCTTGCGCAGAGTGTCGCAGACCGGACTATTGATACTGCTCTCCGGATCAAGCTATATGCTAATGAGGCACTGGATGAGATCGTGGAAGAACTCCGAACATCGCGCAATGAGAAAGTTCGTCAAACAGCAGCATTCGGCTTACTGGACCGGGCTGGATACACGCCAGTCAGAGAAGTAAGGGAAGAAGCTCCTCCTCTCCTACCTGAGGATGTTGTCCAGAGGATGGAGGAGACTACTCGAGAGCTGACTGAGTATCGCGGGATGTACAAGGAGATTGCTCCTAAGGAACTCGAGGAGGTTGAGGAGGTTCCGGCTGTGGGATTCGGAGCTGAAGTGGAACTGGCAGATGACTGAGGGAATCTCTAACTCGGTCTATCAGAACACAGATCCTGAGAACCTCCCGAAGAAACCTGTAACTCCAGATCCAGAGACCCGGGAGAGGATGAGGAACCTGGGCAAAGAGGATCTCTACTATCTCTGCAAGGTAATCCTCGGCTACGACAAGCTAGTTCCCCATGTCCACATGCCGATGTGCCGCTTCGCGAATGAGGTTAAGGCTCACAGACGCCTCAAGCTCATGCCTCGGACCCACTTCAAGACTACAATCTGGACAATCGCTCTCTCGATCCAAGACATTCTTCGAGATCCCAACGTCACTATCTTGATCGTAGCGGATACAGCGATCAATGCCTCTCGATTCATGAGGGAGATCCAGCAACACTTCATGATGAACGAGTTGTTCCGCTGGTTGTACTCCGAGTTGATCCCTGAGAACTTCACGAAGGCCATCTGGTCGCAATCTGAGATGATCGTTCCTCGGAATAAGGTGAGACGAGAGCCTACGATTGATGCCATTGGCGCTATGGGTGGTATCGAGTCACGACACTACGACATCATCCGCCCAGATGACCTCGTAACTGAGAAATGTATTCGCTCTGACGTTGAGATGGAAGCTCTGAACACTTGGGCTGGAGGTTTGGAGTCGCTGTTGAACTCTGAGATCGAAGGATTGATCGACTTCACAGGTTCCAGGAAGAAGAAAGGGGATCTGTACGAGGTTCAGCAGAAACGATATGGTGATGGCTTCGAGACTCAGGAGATAGGACCTCACGCAACACAGAAAGGTGAGATGGCTGTGTTCTGGAGGAGGGATATTGAGAATGGGGAGGTCATCTTCCCCGAGCAGAACACGATGGCCTTCCTTATGAGGATGAAGAAGTGGGACCCTCAGCGTTACCACGCCCAATATGCGAACTCTCCGAAAGGAACGGGGCTCAATACGTTCGATGACGAGAACCTTCGCTTCTGGCGGTGGTCCCCTGACGGTAGAATGATCATATGTGCTCATGATGGTGAGTTGTTCCTCAAGATCTCTCCTTGGGGAGGAGAAAGGATCATAGTCTACGACCCATCTCGCGCTGAGAAGAAGGGATCGTCGATGAATTCGATCCTAGTCCTGCTAAAGGGCTATCCCCTCCCCTATCGCATCGTTCTAGAAGCCCATGTGGGTCACTATCCTCCCGATGAGGCCGTCCAGCTCCTCTTTGAGCTAGATAAGAAGTGGAGACCTTCGATAATCTCCGTCGAGTACCGGGGATATCAAGGAGCTACGAAGTACTGGGTCCAAGAGAAGGCGGAACGAGAGAATCTTCCCTATCCTCCGCTGATCCAGTGGCCTCCGGAAGGATCTGAGAAGGCACAGTGGGCTAAAGAGGAACATATCAAGGCTTGCCAGCCGTTAGTCAACTCAAATCTAGTTTGGCTGCACAAGACGCAGACAGAACTGGTTGAACAGTTTGAATTCCACCCTAATGTCCGTCACGATGATGGAGTGGACTCATTCTCGCAGAGTTTGGACTACTGGCCGGCTCTGATGAGCGAAGCAGAGGCTATGGAGCACGCTCAGACGGAAAGAGACTACGTAGAGAAGCATATCGGTGTTCTACCTCTATTCAAGCCCACAGAGAAGCCAGCTTGGGATGAAAAAGCGTACCTAGGCCAGCTCAACGCTACTGGTTACCGAACCCACTTAGGAAGATAACATGTCTCACGAACCTGGACATCTTGTAGACCCAGATGAGTTTAGAAACCAACTAGCCAATATGGTAGTTGAGGATTTCCTGGCTCAGCAGGATGCTACGAATGTGGAGAACGTCAACACAGGCTTTGAGACAGGTACTTCCGAGGACTTCCTTCGCCAGCTGTTTGGCATAGCTATGGACTTCACTCCTGGCATAGGAGATATCAAGGCTGCAGGCTTTGACGCCCCTCGACAGTTCAGAGAAGGTCAGAACGTCATGGGGACGATCAGTCTACTGAGTGCCCTTCCCTTTATAGGGGTACTCGGGGATCTGATTCGAGCTGGTACCAAGGGAGCGGGGGGCGTCGTATCGGATGTAGCTATGAGTACTTCAAGGGCAGCTCTTAGGGGTTCTCCAGAAGCTGCTCTTGCTTCGGATGATGCAGTGGGGAGTATCTTGGATCAGATCACAAGAGGTAGAGGGGGTGAGGTTGCAGCAACCGGAGCTGTCCGCCAGTTAGATAATCTAGAGTCTATTCGGCGGCAGATCTTCCGTGACTTGAAGAGGCCTGACGATCCCTTCGGTGATGCAGCAGCAGCACATACGAAGAACATAGAGGACATTGAATCCCTCGCAACTAGGAGGTCGGTTCGATGACCTGGCAATGGATGCAGTGTCCCGTCAGGGCAGAGCTGCAGAACAGGGCTTTAATACCCCGCTCTTTCATGGGACTCAGGCTCCGCCCGCGAACATTGTAACTCGAGCGGAGAGATCTCTCTCAGGGCATGAGTTCAATCAATTCAACTGGGGGACTCACGCAGGAACCAGGCAAGCTGCAGAAGATAGAATCCGGTCTACGGATCTAGGAGGAGGCGTCCCTCCGAACTTTGGGGATATTGGGGCGATAGATGCTTTTGCTCCCGGCACTCCTAGGATGTTTCCCATACAGGTTAGGGGAAAGTTCTTGGAGATAAACGATTTGGGGGCTACCTGGAGTCCTGCGAACTTACTTGAGGAGATGAGAAGGGTTGGAGCTATAACAGCTGAGGAAGCAGGGACTGTTATAACTAGAGCCGCTGATGCAGAGAGAGCAGGAGCAAACTTCTTAGAGGCAGGTAGAACAGGAGTCACGGCGCTGATGAAGAGTAAGGGATTCGCTGGATTCAAATACTTGAACAATGTAGAGGATGTAGGATCTTTTTCGTGGATGATCCTTAATCCTGCTAACATACGCTCTACGTTCGCTGCCTTTGATCCTCGTAACCTTGGGTTGCCAGGTATGATGGGAAGCGGTGCAGGAGCAGCATTGTTCGGAGCTGGTGCATTGGGCAGAGCTCGCGAAGAAGAAAGATAACCCAGACGTTCATCCGATGAACACCTATGGCAGTTAAGAGCGGAGTACCAGCAGTGGTGAATGGAGTCCAAGTGGGAGCTACGGACTTCAGTGAGTTCACGGTAGGCGCAGGTCTGCCGGCTGGTATCACTGCGTATGGCCTATCCACTGATGATCCTGACGATGTAGGTATCTTCGATACTCCACTCACTCCTACTTTCGGAGATGAAGGTAAGTACTTCGAAATGACTGGGCAGGGCAACGGGAGTGATGGTCGCTGGGGATTCGGAATAGATGCCTTTGATGGACTTATGGAGTTCGGTGAGCTGCTGTGTCGGTTCTACTACAATACCGGAGGGGTGAAGAACCGCAACAATATCGGCCCTTGCATGAGCCTGCAGGGACTTATCGGTATTGGTCCAGGAACTGATATCCAGTGGGCTGGTGGTACTGTCTTTGATGCTAGTGTTAGCCCTCCTGAGTCTGCAAGTGCAATATCCATCCCTGCTGGTTCTGCTCTTGATGGTCAGTCAGACATTCAAGAGGCGGAACAAGATCCTGAGTGGATGTGGCTTAGGGTTAGAAGGACTCAGAACTCTGGTGATCCTGGCGATGATGATTTCCAGATGACGGCTTGGTACGGCGACTTTGAGGATGAGCCCGCTAGCATAGACGGGTCCACTAGTCCCAATAGCTTTACAGGTGGCCGTGGACTGGAAGCTGTAGGTTGGTGTGCACCTCCGTTCTTCTCTATCTTTGATCAGCGAATTGCATTCCTATCTTGGTCAGTGGATCCTGATGTTGAGCCACCTCCTCCCCCTCCTTTGGGCGGGAAGACTATCTGGACACCGTTCCCTGAGGTCTTTAATATCGGCCTGCCGAAGCCTACTATCGCAAACTCTGAGATCGAGTATGATGCTCGTATTCTGGGGCTGAGTGACGGTGATCCTGTAGTGACATGGATAGATCAGTCTGGTCAGAACAATAACGCTGTGGATGCTCCAGCTCCCGCCGAACAGCCCACGTTTCGGGCAGATCGTTGGGCTCCTGGAACGTTGGTCCCCTCTGTGGAGTTCCTGAATTTTGGCCTTGGCCCTCCTAGCCGCGAAGAGGCGATGGAGTACGACGCGCAGGCTGCATTTAGGGGTAGTGAACTCACCATCTTCATCGTGGCTCAGGTCAAGGATCTCTCTGAGGGGGCTGCGTTCATCGGCACTCTCACTGGGGCCACTCCTCCACGAGAGATAGATGTCTGTGCCTTTGCAGATGGGACCTTGCTATTCGGGTTCGGCACTGAGACTATCCCTACGGCGGTTCAGACGAACATCATAACTGATCCTGGGGTCATAGTAGAGGACGAACTGCTCCTCATCACTTGTCGCTCCACGGGTGGCTCCGCTGGCGTGGACCCTGAGGGGATGTTGATTCGGCTGAACGGTGAACAGGTGGCATCGGTGCCAGGCTTCGTGACACCTCCAAACAACAGCGTTGGAGCGGGAGGCGTTCAGCAAGGGGCAATCGGACGTAGTCAGAACACTGGCAGCCCAGAGCTAGGATTGCCTGGTGGAACTATATGGGGAGTAGATCGATTGATCGCCTGGATTGGCGGATACTCGATTGCTGCATCAGATGAACAGATAGTGCAGATGGAATCCTTCCTAGCGGGAGCCTTTGGATTTGACTTTCGTACCCCGTGGACGGATCAACCGGAGGTATCACCTGGTACCGTTTGGGCTAATCTACCTTAAGTGAGGAGGAAGTATGCCGACGCAATCTTTTCCAGCACATCTAGCGGGCAGGCAGGCTCGTCCGGCCGACGCTGAGGCCACCGAGGGTGGGACGCAGATCAACTATGCAACTGACCGTGCAGCCGAGGTTGCTGCCGAGTTAGGCATCACTGCTGAGGATCTGGGAGATTTGGTGGGGACCGGTAAGGAAGGAGCCATCACGGTAGCCGACGTCAAGAACTGGGGCAAGGAGCCTGACGCCTAACTATGCCTGACCATATCATACCAAAGCCGGTAAAAGAGCTGAAGGTTCTTACCGAGGAACCACCGGAAGAATCTGAAGCTCCTATCGAAGAGACGCCGATCGCGGCTCAGATCCCTAGTTCGATGTGGGATCCTATCTGCGATGACGTTACGAACTTCGTACGGGACGAGATCTGGCGAGCATTGAACGAGAGGTCTGACTTCGAAAGGAAGTTGGCTCGCTGGAAGCTGGTGTATGATGTGCCCATGCCTGAGGGACCCAAGACGTTCCCATTCTTCGGTGCGTCGAATCTTACCCTGCCCGTCGTCAAAGAGGCAGTGAATACTCTTACTGCTCAACTAGTTCAGGCAACCCTGACTGCTCGTCCCAGATGGGTGTTAACTGATCTAGCTGAGGAGTGGGAGTCCTTCGTTGATGAGATCGAAGTCTTCCTTGACATCGCCTCAGAAAGAGATCTGAAGATCGACAAGACTGCTGTCCCCTGGATTATCGAAGCAGCACAGTTAGGTACTTCGGTACTCGAGGTGGGCTACGAGGCTATTGAGAAAGAGTTCTTCCAGATCACCTCCGATGGAACCGGTGTGTTTCCGAAGTCATTGGTCATGCACGATGGGCCGATCACTTACAATATGGATCTGACTGACTTCATCATTCGCTTTGCGGAGTCAGACATTCAAAGAGCCAGGTGGTGTGCCAAGCGGATACGTCTCAATGAAACAGACATCATTGACCACGAGCGGAGTGGCCGCTTCCAGAAGGGAACTTGGGATCTACTCAAGGATCAGAAGCCTGCTGATGATAGTAGGATTCCAGACCAGAAGAAACTGGCTGAGGAAATTGAGGAGACTGAGCCACACTTCAGAGAGGAGTTCGTGTTCTACGAAGTCTGGCTTACCTATGACTTGAAGTCGAAATCGGAGTCGAACGGCGAGCTGCCTAAGATGACTGAGATCGTCGTCTATTACAACGAGAAGCTACAGAAGATCGTTGGACGACAGTTTCATCCCTACTGGCATGGGAAGCGTCCTTTCGTCAAGTTGGGTTACTTCCCTGTACCTGGAAGGTTCTACGATCAAGGGCTGTGTGAGATGCTGGAGCAGATTCAGGAGGCTATCAGCTCTCGCTACAACCAGCGATCCGATAACATCACTCTGGCCAGCTTGAAGATATTCCTGAAGCGGAAAGGAGTCAGGGCTCTACAGCCTGGTGATCCACTGTACTCAGGTAAGATCCTCGAGGTCTTGGACGTACACAACGACATTCGAGAGATGAGAATATCCGAGATCTACCCCTCGACTGTGAACGAGGAGTTGATGCTCAGGGACTATGGGGAGCGGCTATCTGGGACCAATGAGGTAACCGCGGGCTCCGCGCAGCCAGTATCACGGACTACCGCATCGGCCCAGTTAGCCCTCCTCCAGGAACAAGCTAAGAGGATTGACCTGACTGTTCGTGGAATCCGCTCAGGCTTGGATGAGATTGGAAGTCAGGCTATTGATCTCTACTTCCAGTTCGGAGTGAATGGGAAGGGTCTTGCCTGGATGGGAGAACGGGGTCGAACAGTAGAAGCGGTCTTCAGGCTGCCGAGGCGTGTGGTGGAGTTGGGGTTGGCTGTCAAGGTACAGGCTCCGACATCACTGCAGAATCGACAGGTCAAGCGGGAGAACTCGATTGCGATGTTCAACCTGCTTACCACTCTCTATCAACAGATGATACCTCTAGCTCAAGGATTGGCGCCAGATGCTTTACCTGAGGTTGTTAGGTCGATGGTTGGCGGGGCTCAAAAGTTCATGGGTGATGTACTGGAGACGTTTGACATCTCCGATCCGGAAGAAGCACTCGCAGGTCTTACGGTCCTTGAGCGCCTCCTTCCTCGAGCAGAGGACCTGGGGGGATTGGAAGCTTTCAGCAGAGGAGTTGAGAGCGCTGAGATCAATGAAAAGCTCAGCGGGCTGGAAGGTCTACTGCGAGAGGCTGAAATTCTTAGGCGCAGAGATACTGGAGTACCTGAGTCAAGCGGAGAGCCACCAAGACTTCCTCCGCCGACAGGGGGCGCTGCAGAACTGGGAACGGATATACTCTTTGGTGGAGAGCCTGTCGGAGGTTAACGAGACTCCGTTCGAGGAGTATATGGCAAAGAGGATGAATGAGTCTTTCGAAGATCTGAAACGAACAGATCCCGAACTGGCTTCGATGATTTTAGGAGAGAAGAAGTAACCTTAACCCTCGTCGATGAGAGGTGAATGATGGCTGACGAACCAGTTGTACCACCAGAGGGAGATCCACCGGCTGATCCACCGCCGGCTGATCCTCCGAAGGAAGGAGATCCGCCTGCTGCACCGGCGACGATCTCGTTGGAAGCGTTACCGGAGGACCTGAGGGACAGGCCAGAGGCTGAGGTCAAGTTCTTACTAGACCACATGATCTCTAGCTTGGGATCTCGGAACAACGAAGTAGATGATCTGAAGACGCAGATTGCTGAACTGAGGGGCGCTGTGAGTGTGGCCACTCCTGCCGAACCAGATCCTGACGACGACAAGCCGATGGAAGAGCTGATCCTCGAGGACGTGGACAAGGCTCTTGATCGGTGGGCTACAAAGAGAGGTTATGTTCAAGGTATAGGTGATCTCTCTGAACGAGTAGGGGAAGCGGAGTTCTCGATGGTAGCAACTCAGGTCGATGACTTCGCTGAACATGAGGCACAGATTCGACAGTTGCTCAAGGATGGTAGGCTGCCTGCTACACGGCAGAACATCATGGGAGCGTACACGATGTCTTTGGGGACTAAAGCACTGGAGGCCAAAGCGTTGGCTAACCGTGGGAGGTCAGGTAGTATACCGCCTAGCACTCCTACGCCTCCAGACCCGGCGGGTGGCGATCCAGAGATAAGTGATCTGGAGAAAGAAGTCGCTCGGGCCTCAGGAATGAGTACTGAGGAGTTCACCAAGTATCGTGACAGTGTTGGCCTTGACGAGCTGAAGCTCCCAACTTGAGGATTGAAAGATGCCAATCATACCGGATGCCGTAGGGAAAGGATCTCCCTCGAAGGATAGGAAGGCGAAGGCTCCTGTCACAAGAGTGAGGAGTGGCGGGAAGGTAGGACAACGTCTGAAGATGCTTGCAGATATGTATCTGAGGACACGACCAGAAGAAGATGTACGTTTCGTTTATTCTCCGGAGCACAAGCCGGAGCTATCTAACGTAACCAGCCGACATATCGACGGATACCGGATGTGTTACGTGAAGGACCTTGGTGACGACGTCGCTGAGATGTTACCAGGGATGAAGCCTGACGATCCTGTTCGGGTAGGTGACGTAGTTATGATGGCTATCGCTGCATCCATCAGACAGGAGATCCAGGCTGGGCTCGACGACTCCGCCGCTGAGGAGATGGGACGAGTCCAGGAGGAGTTCTACAACGCTGTCGAGGAGATGGAACTCAAGAAAGGGATGCGCCCAGAGTATCGGGCACGCCCTCGAGGGGTGAGCGTCACCGAGCATGTAGAACGAGAAGTTGAAGGGCCTGAGTCTCACAAGGAGACTTAGGACACTTAACGCCAGGAGACACCAATGGCTCTGCCTGCAATCCCGAATACGGGAAGGCGGATTCGTAGGTTCCCCTTGGAGAGCGCGGCTACGTATGTTGAGGGCGCTGTTGTCTTGCTTGATGGCAATGGCGAACTTATCGAAGCCGGTGCTGATCCGGCGGTAATCTTGGGCTTTGCGGCTCATGATGCGGTGTTGCTTGAGTTAGATCCCGATCCTGGGTTCGCTCTTGTATTCGTCGCTTACCCCGACAGCACGTTCTTCCTTGAGGGGCTTTCGGATCCACTGCCAACGGATGTCGGAGAATCCAGAGATGTCGGCGTCGACGGGAATGGGGTCGCTTTGCTAGACGACGCGAGTGGTGCGTCACGTCTACGCATTGAGGACGTCTACCTGAAGGGCGTCGGTCCGACTGGGTTCTTCGAGGTCAGTGTCTTGGCGGCGAACCGTCAGTTCCAGATCTAGGAGAGATCATGACTGTTGTGAGAGGGCAATTCGACAACCTCTTGCGGCCTGGTGCTCGTAAGGTCTTTATCGATGACTACAACGAGCTTCCTGCGATCTATCCTGGCATCTTCAATGTGGACACGTCTAGTCAGGCGTACGAAGATGACCTGGTGATTACGGGTATGCCAATCGCCGTCAAGAGACCTGAAGGAACGCCGATTGCAATGGATCGGCCGAAGTTCAGAGGGAAGGTCCGCTACATCCACACGGGGTTTGGTCTTGGGTTTGAGATCACCCGCGAGGCTGTTGAGGACGATGTGTATGGTGCCCTGAATAGTCAGGGTGCGTCGAACTTGGCTCGTTCGATGCGTGAGGCCGAGGAGGTCACAGCTCATGCTGTTCTGAATGGTGCGTTCTCGACCGTTCTGACGTATGACGGTGTGTCTCTCATCAACATCGCTCACACCGGTGTAGGTTCTTTGACCTTCACCAACCGTGCCAATCCGGACGTGGATCTTTCCACGACTGCTCTCAAGAACTCGTTGGAGCGGTTCATGGACCTACGGACGGACCGAGACCTGAAGATCAACCTGATGCCGACGAACGTGTTGGTGTCGATCTTTGGGTGGTTCCAGGCGCTGGAAATCTTGCAGACGCAGGTCGTCACGACTACGTTTGCTGCCGACGGTATCGAGTCTCTCGAGGCCTCGAACGTCATCAGCCGCCAGGGGCTCGTCCCGATGAAGTCGCAGTATCTGACGGACGCCGATGCGTGGTTCACCTTGATCCCGAAGAACTCAAGGTCGTACCCGTTGCAGTTCTTCTGGAGATCGACTCCTGACGATGTCAGTGGGTTCGAAGCTCGGGAGCAGATCAGCTGGTTCGGTATCATCGCGAGGATGAGTGCCGGTTCAACTGATTGGAGAGGTATCGACGGGTCTTCAGGGGCCTAGTTGTTCATACGTTGAACAAGGTGGAACGATGACTGCCGTTTTGCTTCAAAGCAATAAGATAGGATCTACAGGTTGGATCTGCCTAAGAAGAGGCAATCGCCTACAGGTCCTTGGAATAGAGGAGGGGGATCGCCTTCTTGCGAACTTCAAGCCTCAAGGAAAAGAACTGTCCATCGTTGAGGACGGTGTCTTTCCCTTTCCCGCAGAAGCAGAGCATGTTCAACTGTTGCATGAATCAGTAGGAGTGAGAGAGAATGGGGGCGGAGTTAACGTGGACCTCGTGAGAGTGAAAGTCTAATGGGCGTCTTGACACTATTACAGATCCGTACCGAGCTGGACTCCTCTATGGGAGACAGGTCGAACGTTGACGATCCGCGCCGAGATGTTTGGATCAACCTTGCCTATACTGACATTGCGAGTGGGATAGACTTCACCGAGCTAGATGATGATCTAGCCATACCGACAGTACAGGCGCAGAACAACTATGCAGCGCCAGTAAACCCCTTGATTGTTCAACTGGTACGTGATGAGGACAACGACAATCTTCTAACCTGGATACCGAACAGTGAGTATTTCAGGTTGGATCGAAGTGTAGCACAGGGCGTACCACTCCGGTGGACTAGGAGGGGGGATGAGATCTTGATCTTTCCCCTACCTAATGGAGTTATCAATCTCCTGGCGTTCTTCAAGCAGACACCGCCTCCTTTGGTTGGGGACGGGGATGTGACGATCTTACCTCCATACGTGGACAATGCTGTCTTGCTGCTAGGGATAGCCTATGGACTGCTGGCGGTAGGTGAAGATGCAAGAGCAATCACCTGGGCTAATCGAGCGATAGCCTACCTAGGGAGTAGATTGACTGGACAGGACTTCTCGTTCCTTCTTGGCGGGTTGACGCAGACTCAGCCTACAGCAGCCGATCCGGTGGAGGGTTCAGCAAGTGGGACTTGAGACACTTACAGAGTTCAGAGACGGAATCAATCTCGCTTTAGGGGATAAGCGACAAGGTAACGAACGGCTTGATCAGTGGATCAATGACGGTGTTATCGAGCTATTCGGTGAGTTGGACATTACTGGCCGGAGACAAGGTGCTACCGCAGACACTGTGATCGACCAGAGAGAATACGACGTTCCGGCGGATCTCCTTGCGATGTTGGTTCTAAAGAACAACACTACGAGGAAGAGGATGATTAAGACCTCGATCGAGAACTTTCAGTTGTTCGACGATACGAGGGAAGGGAGTCCTACTCACTACGCCCGAGTAGGTGCTTTCATTAGCGTTCATCCTCTCCCTAACGTCGTGGAGCAGTTGGAGTTGTTCTTTATCAAAGAGCCTCCTCAACTAGCCTTACCAACAGATACGTCTGGATTACCTTCGATGTATGACAGGGTGATCCATATGATCGGGCTGAGGAACGCGTTGATTGACTTGGAGGAAAATGAGAGGGCTACATTCATCTTCCAGGCTGCTGAGAACAAGTTGAGGAAACTGCCAACTGAGGAGTGGTTGGAGGGTCAGAACCCGGCAGAAGGTATTGCGATCGCTCGGTCATTCAGGGATCTACAAGATGACCCGAGGCAGGCTGTAGATGAGACGTTCCGAGGGAGGGTACTGCTATAGCTGAGAGTGAACGCTTCCTAGCTGAGGCAGTCCTTCGAGCTGCTTGTTCAGGGCAGATCCCTAGTAAGGACGATCTCCTGGTTCGTGGGCCTGATGGATGGTTCTTTGGGGCAGTAGGAGCTCCCACAGATCCAGCCCTTCCTCCGCCTGACCCTGGTGATCCGGGAGGGGGTGCCCCTGGAGGCTCAGTTGATTTTATTGATCTAACAGGTGACATCCTCGACGTTCAAGTGCCTGTGTCCGCAGTTAAGCAGCATGAGGCTGCATTGGACATCGGGGCGAGCCAGGTATTCTCAGGGATCTTTGGAACTGGTACTCCCTTCCCTGGCGGTACTTATACCTTTCCAGCACAAATGCGGAGGGTGATACGAACTATCACAGCAGCAGATACGACGTATGCAGTAGCCCTTGATGACTGGCATCTAAACGTAGATGTCTCGCTGGGGTCTGTAGACATTCAACTTCCCCTAGCGATAACTCGAGGAGTTCCATCAGGCTTCACTGATCAGCTTCATATTAAACTGATAGGAACGAGTCCCCTAGAAACTCAGGTAACACTCCTTCCTTCTACAGGTGAACTGATCGACGACGCTGAGAGTGCTATTATCCGGTCTCGCAACCGTTGCTTCACCTTAGTGAGTGATGCTGCGAACTGGTGGATCCAGTGAGCTTTGATCCTGATAGTGATGCTGGTGAACGAGCAGAGACGGATACCGAGCAAGCGAATCAACTGTTGGATGTAGCGCAGAAGCTACTCAAGGTTCTACTGAGAATCGAAGTGCACTTGAAATCTATCACCGAAGAGGAGTTTACAGACGATGACGTTGATTAGAGATCCGCTCACTCAGCGGGGAGCACGTGTCAACAACGATGGGCGGCTGCTGACTCAGTCGGTTCAAGAGTCAGGCGAAGCGTCAGCTTCTCGGGCAGGTGAGGCGTTCACCCTCGGTACCTCTCAAGCTATACGGAGTCTTACCTTCGCAGCGGCAGACGACGGTCCTATCATGTACGTCAGGAACATCTCTGCAACAAAGACGTTGGTATTGGATGGCTTCACTGCTACGGATGCTGCACCAGGCATGATCCTGTATCTGGTGAAGAACCCGATCCTTGGGGCCATCGGAGCCAACCTCCCTATCGTTCCCGAGAATCGGAACTTCTCCTCGACCAACGAGGCGGAAGTAGAGGCCGAGGTCTGGGACGATACAGGTGCCCTCGGAATCACTGGCCTGACGGGAGGCATAGAAGTTGCTTCGTTCCACAGGGCGGTGCCAGCAGGTACGTTGGATCTGAAGAACGCCGTTCGATTGGGCAGGCTGGACAGTGCCTACTTCGCCTACGAGAATCCAACTGGCGGACCCATCGGAGCGTCGGTGGCCCTACGGTTCCACATGGAGGAGCTTGAGATCTTCTAATGGGAGTT